TGCAGTGGCAAGCCTTGATTCATCAAACACAGTTTGTGTAAGTTGTTTTTTAAATGTGTCTGTAATTATTGCTGACATATTCTATTCCTTATGATACCGTTACTTCGCCTTGGTTACCTACTAAGAACCAATTAGTTCCATCCCAAATACAGGTACAACCATCATTTTGTGCTAATACAAACTTAGTGCCTTGAGCAAAACTTGCTGGTGTAACATGCATTGCACCTGCACCTTTATTTGTAAAAATTTTATATTCACCTACTGTTGTTCCATTAGCTAATGATACATCTAGTTGAGAACCTTTATTTCCTATTATTAAAGTTGCTGCTGTACTTGCCGCACCATTTGCAGTTATAGTTGAAGAGCTAAAAGCTGCCTTATTCAATTCTACCGAACCTGTACCTTTAGGTGTCATTATAATATTTAAATTAGCTCCACTTCCTGTTGCAGAAAGTGTAGGACCAGTAGTTGACGCGCCGTTTGCTATCGTTAATTCATTAACAGCACTTCCTGTAGTTGTGAATTTAATAAATTCGTTTGCATTAGCATCATTTAAAGAAGTACCTATGACTGGTGTATTTATTATTGGTGATGTTAATGTTTTATTAGTAAGAGTCTGTGCACCTGCAATTGTCGCAATTGTTCCTGCTCCACTTGGTACGTTAATCGTACCACCGTTTGATATTGACGCTATGACTGGTGTTGTGAGTGTTTTGTTAGTTAACGTTTGAGTTGCTGTCGTAGTGATAATAGTACCAGCAGAATCTGGTAAAGTAATAGTTGTATCGGCTGTTACGTTACTTGCAATTAACTTAGTTTCATGTGAATCTGTGCTTGTGCCTTCAAATATTATTGCGCCGTTACCGCCAGAATCTTTTAGTATTACTTGACTTGTTAAGGTACTACTGTCACCTCCAAGCTGTGTATATATTTCTTGAAAGTTTTGATTAATTTTGGAACCAGCAGATCTTAAAGTATCTCCGGTACCATCATTTGCAGATGAGCCTATATTTATATTTTGTCTTGTCATTTTTTAATCCTAATAAGTCTATTTATACTAGAAAGTTGAGTCACTTAAATATCTTGTGAACATATCGTTGTCCATTGTTTCAGTTATCAATGAGAAGTCTGGCCTTGCAGCTCCGGCACTATCACCAACATCACTATCATCAAACTTAAATGAATTTACTCCCATTAATTCTTGTACGTTATGATAAGTTGTATTTAACTGAGATAACGTAAAACCTTGATAAGCGCTTATAAGATCAGTTAAATCTGTTCTTACTTGAGCAGTACTTCCACCAAATCCTGTTTGTAGGACTGTAAATTGTCTAAACGGTAACGAGAATACTGCAGATGCTTCTGATAAGATCGTAGGACCGGTTGCTGAGTCAGCAATAGATAATGGTGCTGTTAATGTTATAACACCTTCGGCATCTGTTACAACTTGACCTTCATAATAAAATCCAGCTGGATGTACAAATTTTTTATATAAAGCATTCCAATTACTTATGTCTGTATTGGTATTTATTCTTAAACCAAATGTTTGAAACACTCTATTATTTTGTATAAACTTTAAAGAATCTACACCTATCGTACTTGCAGAATCACCAATCGTAAACATTGACTCTTTACCATATTCAACTTCTGCAGTTTGCTGAAAGAATAAGCGAAAGAATTCTTCTGTTGAAAACCTTGTACCTTTTTGTCTTAAAAATTGTGCAAGTCTTCTTAAGCCAAACCTAGCATCAGAAAAGTTACCAGTTGTTTCTAATCCACCAGCCAGTTCTGGAACGTATTGCTCCATAAGACTAGTTGGCATTTCTCCAATATCTTTTGTAACATACATTTGTTTTAAGTCATCACCAAATGCATGTGTGGCATCTGCAGAATCTAAGAACTCATAATATTTTTCTAAGAACGTAACAAGCTTAGGAAACTCACTAGTAAAATATTCAGGTAAAGATTCTCTTACTTTTCTAACTTGAAAGTTTTTAAGTCGTCTTTTACTTTGAAAGTCTATTGCCATTATATACTAACCTGTGTATTTTGAAAATCTAGTAAAGCTCTTGATGTCGATAAATCAGTATCAATATCTAACACATAATTTCTTAAAGGTCTTACTGTGTTTTGATTTGCTGGAGTAACTTTGATATCAATTTGTGTACCGTTAAAACCACTAGGCTTGAATCCTACTAGTGTTACGACTCCTGTTGAAGATTCATAAGATCCTACATTATCTATTTCAACTGTTCCATCGACTGTTATTACTTGTAATTTATTTGAACCTAGCTTATTTCTTATAAAGCACGTTTTGTTATTAAGAGTAAAGTTAGTAGTTGTTATAGTGTAAGTTGAGTTATCAGGCACTGCTAAAATTACTGGAAAAGTTATTTTATATTGTAAAGAAGTATTGACTGTAGGAATAAATCCTTGCATCAGTTGTACTTCCATTTTTGAGTTTAGTATTGCTGGATCAAGTGCGTCAATAAGAGTTAATATGTTTGATCTTCTAAAAACTTTATTAAATCTCTTTAGGCTAGTCGAGAAAAAGTTATTAATAGTATTTTGAACTTGCGTCTGCATGGCTTGTGAAGTTAAACTTGTAAGATCTGGATCTAAGTTAAAAGTCGTACTTAAAATCATATTTGATGTTATTGGATCAACAAAATCTGTAGTGATTGACATTATGGCAAGATTATCTGTAAGCTCTGTTGTAATTCTGTCTTTAACTGTTTGTTGAGTATCAAGTGTGATGCCATCTTTAAATTTTAAACCAATAAAAACTTTACCAAATACTTGTGGAACGTTATCGTTTCCACCGAATGATGTTACGTCATCTACAAATGAACCAAACTTTGTTAATATCTGAGCTCTATAATCTTCTGCAGTAACAAGTCTTCTTTGTGACGAGAAAGCTATAGGCGCGTTTTGTCTTATTGACTCGATGCTTTCTTTAAAAGATCCACCAGCAGAAGCTGATTCTGTTGCAGTTGTAACGTTATATTGAACACCATTCACTGTAACTATCGCTTCTGTTGAAAATGTTGTCGCGCTATTTGCTGTACTTCCAACTGTTGATAAGTAATCAATAATTATTTTATTTCCAGCTTTAGGAGCTAGACCTGTAGATATACCATCACCAAAAACTATTTCATAAAAACCATTTGGAGTTTCTTTTATCTGATAAAAAGCAGACTCATTTGTTATTCTAATTCCATCAACTATATTTAAATAAGTCGTAAAAGTTGTTGCAGAAGTCGTAGGAAATACTCTTACTCTTATCGTACTCGTATCCATTGTTATATCAGGTATTACATAGATTTGCGTATCAGTTGTATCGCCTACAAAGAACGTCTTTGTTTTTTCTGTGCCTTCAAAAACTGGTATGGCAGTTGCGCCATCAGCGTTTAAAAATTGATATGTTCCGTTTCCGTCATCGCTTCCTACAAAGTTTTCTCTCGTTTGAAACGTATATGATACTCCATCTACTGAAGATGTGAATGTGGTACCTCGAGGTAAAGTAATAGCAGTAGGTCTGTTTGTTCCACCTACAAGTACGGATAAGTTTAAAGCAGCTTGAGCAGATGTAAAAGAAGTTGGTACGTAGCCCAAACCTTCGGCAAGAGCAACTACTGAACTTCGAAGTTGGGCTGTATTAATAAATGATTCGTTTAGCGCAAAGTTAGCAGTCAATCCGTTGAAGTGCGTATTATATGCTAACACATCTAATATGTTACTTAGACCTGATGCTTCAAAATCATAGTCTTGAAATTCTGTTTGTTGCTTTAAAAAGTCTTTTAATCTACCTTTGATTGTATCAAAATCTAATTGCGTTGATTTAATTGTTGTAGCCATTATCTTAACCTCGTTAGATTTAACTCTGTAGTTACAGTTTCATTTGTATTAACAACTCTAAATGTAACCGTAACTTTAACTTCATGAGAATCATCACGTAATTCGGTAGACACATTTAAAACAATTGCTCTTGGTTCAAATATTTTTATTGTTTGTATTATTTGTTCTTTAATTTCTTGATTATCAAAGTCGGTATTCAATCCAAACAATAAGGCGTTTAAATTACCACCATAACGAGGTAAAAAAGGTTTTTCAGCAAAGTTTGTTAATAATATATTTTTTACTGCTTGCTTTACAGCAGCACCGTGTTCTTTTTTAAATATATCACCAGAAACTTTTTTAGCAAAAGACAGATCTATATCTTTCGAAAATTTCGTTTTCGAAGTTATAACCTGACCGGAACTAATGTTTCCGTCTTCTACTGCAAAAGCTCTTACTGGCATTTAAATTCCTTTTTGTTATTTATACTGTTTATTAGTTAGTTCTTAACACTTCTATAAGTTCATTTGTAGCTTGAGTGATGTTATTATATCTTGTTTCAAAGTTATTTTTATAAGTAACAGTGTACGGAGGAGTTATCTCTGGCATCGTAATTATAATTTGTACGTTTAAAGAATCATCCGGATTAAAATTGTCATAATCTAAAATCATCTTTTCATAATTTAAATTATCTTTAAAATAAACTGCTAAGTCAAAAGTTTTTTCTACCGCCATCTCACCCTTGTTGTTAATTAATTCATATACGACTGTTCTTCCTCTTGACATTAAATAATTTATTCCATCGCTTACATCTAAATTTTCTCCAGATTCTGCTCTGTACAGTCCTTCAATAGGTACTAACCTGAAGTTTTTAAATTGTAGAGGTGCTGAACTTGAATTAATTAATTTTAAAACATCTGCATGTAATACGTATTGTTTTGCTAATCTTAATCTTTCATTATCATCTAAGATATGTGTTAAAGTAACAGGATCGCCATGAGCACTTACAAATTTAGCCATGCTTATACCGGGTGCAAGTCGAGTTCTGTTAGTTATAGGATTGCCTACAGAAACTTGATTAACAGGATTAAATTTTGGATCAACATAATAGTCGGTTCTTACGTCTGTTATTTTATTAGACTTATAAAGCTTAGTTGGATTTTTAGATCTACCAAACGGTTTACCGCCTCTTACAGCAACTTTATCTTTACCAACTGTTCTTCCAAGAGCAGCAGGACTCAGCCTTGAAACATGTGGAGATAACGTTCCATCAGCTATACATGCTCCAATAAAAACTTGATTACGCGCATTATTAGGATCTCTAAGTTTTGATCTTATTTGTGCAGTATTTAAATCTGTGTTAGAAACACCACCATAATGTTCTAATCTATTTAATTGATTAAATAATGCTTTGTCATCATCTATTGATACTCTTTTAATTGCAACTGTAGAATTTTCAAGTGCACTGTTCATGAGAGAAGCTGTTGGTTTCTGTGTGTCAGAATCTGCAGCCTCTGTAAAAGTTACTGATGCTTGTGCACTTCCTGCTGCTGGACCTACTGCAGCTGTGGCTGCTTTGCCAGCAGTGTTAGCATTACCGGACAAGTTACCATTAAACGTTGGAGCAGTCATACCAACACTTGCTATAACTCCTTGTGAGGCGTGTACTGATGTTGCATTGACTCTTGGTATGTGTGCTGTATGCGCATACATAACAATGTTTTCACCACCTATTGTTCCACTATCTGCTATTACTGCTAATGATGATGAAGCAACATTAATACTTTTAGATGTATATGTTATTTCTTTCTCAGCCGTCATAAACAAAGTTCCACCTGTATTATTATTTTGATCCTCGCCTACAAATGAACCCTTTGCTCTTTTAATTATTTCGTTACTGTTGCCATGAATAAAATTCATAACATCACCACCAATTGTTTCTGATTTACCACCAAGAACTTGTACTTCTTTACTACCACCTATGTCTTGTATATAACCTCGTTTAACTGTTTGTTCTACGTCACCGTCAACTTTAACGTTAAAGTCTCCACCGACTTCTACGTCAAAATCGCCAGAAACTTTTAATTTTAAGTTACCATTATAATGAAGCTCTCCATCGCCATCGACTATAACTTTTTCATCGTGTGCAGTGACTCGAACTGTGTTGTTTGTAGATCCATAAACCATAGTTCCATCTGCACGCATTTCGACACCAGAGCCAGACTTATGTCTTATCATAATTCTTTCACCACCTGGTGTGTCATCATATTCAACAATATGGCCTGACGCCGTTTCTTTAACTTGACTGTTAGGATAAGAGCTTACTGGTTCTTTTTTTATATCTAGATCAATATCTACTGAAGCACCACCAAGTTCTACATTGACTCTTTTGGTGCCTCTTGCTATATTATTGACAGAAGAAGCTTCTTCATATTCTAATCTTGGAAATACGCCTTCAGGATCACTCTTACCATTATCTCGTTGTTTAAGAGAATTAGCTTCGGCTTGTGATATATTAAAATTTTTCTCTGTTCTTTTTGCCATTAAAATATACTCTTAACTTTCTTAGCTAGATCTAATGAACCTATTTTTGCAGACTTCATAAAACCTTCAACTTTTCCTATGTTTGCATCTTTTATAGCTGTCTTTGTATTTATATTTAGATCAGCAAAGCCTTTTTCTGCAGCCGCGAAAGACTTAGTAGAGGCTGCTGCTATATCAGATTCAATATCAATTTTACCTGTTTTAATATCGTCCATAACATTACTAATATTAGAAAGTTCAGCGTCAATATCAGCTTCTATTTCTGCGCCTGTTTTAGGATCTTTAGTTTCAAATGCCTTCGTAATCGAAGTAGGGTTAGTCGTGTTAACTTTTGTTTGTAATTGTGTTACTGATTGTTTTGCTATGACATCCTTCGAAGGCTTGATTATTGCTAGTGTTTTTCTGTCTACTGTACTATTTTCTTCTGAACTTGGATCTTCTATAATTTTAAATTCTTTATCAAATTTATCTCTAAAAGCGCCAACATCAAATCCTGGTCCATTTAAGCTTGGATCAATCTCATTATCACCAAACACGTTAAGACCTGGTAATACCTTATACATTCTTTCTAATAATTCTTCAAACGTTCTTAATTGTTCGGCGTTAGCAGGATTTGTTCCTCCAGCAACAAACGTTAATTCTAATCCTGTTTTAGAATATGGATCTCTATCAGGCGCACGTGTCTTACCTAGTGGTCTTCCTCTTTGTATTCTGCCGTCTGTTAAAATTAAATAATGCGCTTGTATACCATATAAGTCAGAAAGTCCTACGTCATTCATCAGTGCGTTAGCTCTTCCTGTCGCTACTGTAGCAGATAATCCGGACGCAAGGCCTTGTTCTATTAAAAATTCTTTATCATCTTTTAATTCTATTGCTTGTAATTTTTCAACATTCATTTGATCTGGTCCGCCATATAGTTCATCACCAGTAAAACCAACTACTAAAAACCCTATGGCTTCATCTGTTAGAGTGTTAACTCTACTACTATTAGCGAGTTCATCAACTAATTCATCGACTGTATCTAAGAATTCAAACTTATGATTGTTACTTGCTGCACCTTTAAAAGTTGTAGGACTTGAAGAAACAATAGTAGGTGTTGGAGGTTTCACGTTAGTAGTTAAAGTGCCTTTAGGAATAAACTTTCCTACGTTTGTATCAAGAGAGACTAAACCGGTTTGGTCATCTAGACCTTCTATTAAATTTGGTACGCTTTTACCTTCTGGTATAACTACGCCTTTTGCTGTTCCAGCTAGAGTTTCACCAACACTTGGCAGTTTACCTTTTGCTATATTTAATAGTTTTCCAATACCGTGTGGTAAAGCATTTGCGCCAGATCTACCAGCACCCGGAATAAGTCCTGCTGGATCAAGATCAAAACCAGCAAAATTAGTTTCTCTAAGATTTTTACTTACTTCTTGTTTTACACCTTGATTTACGTTATCTGCTGGTGTCTTACCTAATGATTTATCTGATATGGCTTCTTTAGCAGTTTGTAAAACTTTTGGTGTTATTGTGGCTGGTAATACTTTTTCAGTTTCTTTTTTTATTTTTTGATTCGGTAGAGTCGTATGTTTTTTAAGTACGTTAAATATAGATGCAGCACTTCCAAAAGAAAACACAGCTTTATTTAAATTTCCACTAGACTTCATATTTTGTTTTTTAAGTAACCCAGTTAATTGAGTCACACTAGCGTCTATCTTATCTGCAGATCCATCTGCAGCACCAGCTTGAAGCTGAACGACTCTAACTCTATTTGAAAAATCAGCTGTTGGTTTTGCGCCTGCTTGTAAACTCTTCATACCATTTTTTATTTCGCCAGCATTATTAAATGAACTCATGTTAGCAACAACATTTTTCATTTTTTCACTTTCAGCAATACCCTTCAAATCAGCGCCTATTCCTGCTAGCGCAACTTTTCTAAACTCTATCATTTCAGGCGTCGCTTGAGCATTAAACTCAGCTTCAGTTATTTCTCTAATAAATTTAACTGCAATAAACTCTTGTCTACCTACTAAAAGTTGTATTGATGTTCCATTAAATATAAATCTTTCTTTCGATAATTTTTGTGAAAGAGCGTTAGGATTGTTTGCTGCCTGTCTACTCTTCTTAACTCTTACTTCAATAAGTTCTTTTACTTTTAAACTAGTTGCAAACGTAAAGACAACACCGTTAAAAGTACTGCCTCTTCCGTCATTACCAACTTGTGATTTTATTTGAATAGTAGAAGTACTCATTCTTCTGGCTCCTGTCCGCCAATTCCTAATTTATTAAATGTTTCTTGAGCGAATGCGATTCTTTGTTTTGTATGTGCTAGTGCTTTGTTTGGTCTTTCGTATTTATCTTGAAAAACAACAGTAGCTTCTTCTACTGTTTCAGCATTTCGAAGAGGACCTAACCCTAGAAAAGATGATGTTTCTAATTCAAATTTTACAAACCTTAATTGCGCTTCAATAGTATTATAATTTAAACCTATCCTTGCAGAATAATCAACAAGTTTTTTAAATCTTTCACCTGCTGCTTTTGCTGGATTCCATTGTGCTATACCAAAAGAATTTTCGTCTTGAAAACCGGATCTTGCTAAAGGATTTATGTCTCCACCGTTTGCAGTTGCTGCTGATTCTACACAAAAGTTTCCGATCATACCACAAGCTTGTTCAGGCGTAAAAAAACCACCAACAGGAGATATAAAAAAGTTAAATGCTTTTTCAATATTTGTGTTTCCATCTAATTGTAAGTTATCGGTAGTTGCGGGTTGATTAACATCGTTTCTTAATGATTCTAACTTTGGAATCGAACCTAATACTAAAGGCAGTTGAGAATCTTTACCATCTAAAAAGACGCCAAAGACTTGAGCTCTATTTTTAAGTCTTGAGTTTCCACCTAGTCCTGAGCTACCATCTTCAGTAACAGGTATGTTAACCTGCGCCCATGGTAAATCATTATCAGGTATGTCGATAGTATTTTCTGTATGAATACCGTGTATTCTAACTTTAACTCTATCAAGCTGTAAAGGATCGTTTATATTTACAACGACGCCT